CTTGACCAGCCGTGCCGGTCGAACCGTTAGCTGACAATGTTGAGTTAAACCGTAGCGTTGTGAAAATAGCAGCTGCAGGGTTAGACGCACCGATGGTCAGACCGTTAGCTGTGCCGCCGGTGATGGCCACAGCATCCGCACCTTGCGTAGACATCGTGCCCAAACCGGTAATGTCAGTGTTGGGGATAGTGCTTGCCGCCGTATAAGCTGAAGTGCCATTGCCTTTAACGTAACCCGTAAGCGTTGCAGCACCAGAACCACCCGATGCGACAGGCAGTGGAGTACCAAGACCAGAGATTGTGCCACCGGTAATCGTTACCGCACCAGCATTTTGGGTGGACATGGTGCCCAAGCCCGTAATGTCGGTGTTGGGGATGGTCGCCGAGGCCGTCATGGCTGACGTGCCGTTACCTTTAACGTAACCCGTGAGCGTCGTAGCGCCCGTGCCGCCATAGCCTACCGCAATGGTCGAGCCGTTCCAAGCGCCTGCAAGAACAGCGCCCGTTAGTGTGATATTACGAAATGTTGCATCGCCTGACGAATCTTTGACAGCCATTGTGCCGTTTGCGGCTGGCACAGTGATTAGAAAGGTATCCGCCGAGTTGGTTGACTCTAAAGTGGTCGTGCCGCCTAATACGGCATTAAAAATTAAGCGGCTCATGGCGATTCCTATTCGTAAATAACTGTAGCTTTGACCGTGCCACCTATCGCAACATTGAGGCCGTTATTGGCAAACGCACCATCAACGCCGAGTGCGTAAAAAGTAGCGGCAGCGGGGGTGAAAGTAGCCAACAGCACTTTAGTTGTACCACCGTTAGCTTCATCATAAACCGTAATTGTAGGCGTGCTAGAAGCTGCGCTTACAAAAATGCCTTTGATCTTGCCGGCGCCGTTTTTAACCTGGGTGGTTGCTTCAATATACGTGTAATTTGCCATGATGCGCCTTAAGAAAGGAAGCGTAATTTGTAAAGAGTAGAAAGGTACAGCTCGACAATTCCGTCAATCAGATTTTGAAGCGGTGTGTCAGTCTTTTCGCAGACCTCATACCGACATTTCTCAATCTCTTCAAGTTGACTCTCAAGAAACTCAATGACGTTGGTTGTCTTCTTAGCAGATTGTAGTCCGATTGGACCAATTAAACCATGTCTGCCTTGATATGCTTCAGCAAACCCGTCGGCCAGATCAATAATGTTTTCGTAAAACTTTTGCAACGCTTTATGCTTGGCATACGAACGCGTGTTTAAATGCACAGAATGGACAACGTCGCGGGCTAAAAATAAACAACCAATAAAATCAGATGCTTTTTTAATTTCAGACATGATTTGCATACGCTCCGTGGTACTTTTCTCTAGCCATAATAGCAACTAATTCAGCAAGTTCTAAATCGTCAAAACCGCCGATATTTTTTTGTTTATTGTTAGATTTTATAAAGACAACCCATTTATTTCGTGCTTTTGACCAAGATACGTTCTTTACGCCCGATTTGCTGTTGCTTTGCGCTGGTTTGTTGAAACCATTTTGGCTATGCGAACAAGCGCGTAAGTTTTCAATTTTGTTGTTTGCTTTGTTTCCGTCAATATGATCGACTTCAACGGGCAAAAAACCATGTTGCATTAAAAAAATTATCCTATGCAAATAATAACGTTTTCTTTGATAGTTTATAGCAGTGTAGCCTCTTGACGAATCAAAATACCCTGCTTTTGCGCCAATAGGATCACGACGGCAAGGCTTTACTTTCCAGTAAAGTTCGCCGTCACGGTACTCAAACAATTGATGCGCTAACTCTTGCGTGATCATTGTGGCGGCATCCCTTCAGGTGGCATCATTTCAGGTGGGGGCATCATGGGTTGCTCAGGTGGCGGCATCATGGGCTCCTCGCCCATACCACCGCGGTCTTGCGGCATCTCAGCAATCAAGTCACCAGACGTAATCATCGAGTGCACAGTGCCCATCACGATGTCTTGAATCTGCTCAGGCGACATAGACGCTTGTACGGCTGTCAGGCGCTTAGTTTCAGCGTCGTAAGCCTTAATCATGGCTTCAAACTCTTTACGCTCCAAGTCCTGCGCTTCCATCGACTTAGACACGTTTTGAAGCATGGTGTGCATCTGCTCCATTTCCTGAGCCATGCCTTGCATCTGCTGTTCAGCCGCTTGCAACGCTGGGTCCTTGTCGCCGTCGTCCATGAGCTTAGGATCAATCGTCTTAGCAAAGCGCTTGGCCATCTCTTGAGCACCAGGCCAATCCATGTTCTTGATGAACAAGTCGCCAGCCACTGCCCAAAGCTGTGGGTTGCCCTGCAACAGTTGAGCCATAGCTTCCAAAGCTTCCTGACGCTTGGTCATGTAGCTTGGACCGGTCGTAACCATCACGTCGTACTTACCAACGCCTGGGTTATAGATTTTCTCTATCACGATACCGGCTTGGTCAACGATTTTCTTGACCGGCTCTTGCTGCATTGGGTTGATCTTGACGGTGTTTACCTCACCATCCTCACCAATGATGCGCGCGATGCGCTCGGTGTCGTAAATCTTGGGGATCAGGTCCACAATCTGACGCGTAATGTAGCGCACAGCACGGGCGTAGTTATCAACATAGTGATACGTGCCGCGGTCTGTCTGACGCTCTCGAGCCAAGATGGCTTTACCCGAACGCTCATTAGACACCTGACCTAAACTCGAGTCATATTGACCGGTTGTGGCCTTAATGTCGTCAGAGGCGCCCATTTTGGCTTGTATGAGCCCCGTTTGAGCCATCGGAGGTAGCGCACGCTGTGGCAATGGCAGCGGCCCGCCTTGGCCGTCTGTGACGTCTGGATTGACCTCTAAATACGGCCAATTGGTCGTGTTAGCCGTCTTCCACTGCTGCTCATAGCCTTCAAACTGACCACCATACCCGATAAACGGTGCTTTTGGCGCCAAGGCAAGCATTTCTGCTTCTTGACTAACCCAATAGTTGTACATGCGCTGTGCATCTTTAGCGTTACGCACGATGCCCGACAGGTATAGACGCCCGTCAATCTCAAATTCGTTACCAATGACGCGCACAACGGGTATCCAAGAGCCTGCCCAATCTTGCTCTTCAAGCACCTCAAAACCGTTGATTTTGCACCATTTGACCTTCTTGATGTCCACCATGCGCGAGCGAATCGGCTTCATGCCTCGCATAGCCATCTCGGCGTCTTGTGCCGAGCCCGCAAACGCTGTGACGTTGCCGTAATACAGGTTTAGCGTGGCTTTTTCGTGCTTGATGTAGAAGTATTCCGCGATACGGACCGTGTCTTCGTTGATCCACGCGGAGAGCGATTGGTCACCGACTCCCTGCTGCTGGAGCGAGGAGTGCGGGAGCGCGTCGGGGAACTGCCGCTCGTACTCTTCTTTGGTGATGTCTTCGCAGATGAAGCACCAGTTCGCGTCCGCACCGCAGGGGTCTTGGATGGTGGGGTCCATGTAAACAGAGAACGAATTGCGGATACGACCGATCTTAATATCTTGGTTAAACGTGTCATCATCGCAGTACTCCGTCAGCAGTCGGATGTAGCCTTCGCCATAAGCGACTTGGTTTTCACACGCGGTGTCGTACGCAACATCAGCGTCTGACAGGTATTCGATATGGCGCACCATACCGTTGAAAATTTCAGCTACTTCAACGTCCGCCTTGTCATCCACAGGGATAACTTTACCGCTTGGGCGGTTTTGACGCTGATCGTTGGTGATTTCACGTACGTGCTGTGGCAGCTTGTTAATCGTCAAGCAAGGACGTGCGTTAATTGTTTGCCCTTGAACCGCACCGCGCGTTTGCAGCACGTCGGCTGGCCATTGAAAATTATTGTCCGGACTTCCGGCAAAAAACCGAAGATCGTCTAGTTCATCTTCTCTTGACTCACTAAACGCCGCAATGGCCATTTTCAACCGATTTCTAGCGGTCGATAACAAGTCTTGATTTTCTTTCTTAGCCATTATAGCGTTCCGATAACGTCTTTATCCCGCATCAGCAAATATTCGCCGTGTTTTAAATCAATCGTACCGCTATACATAATGTGGTCGCCGACGCTTACAAGCATACGACGAATTTTACCATCAGGCAATTTTTTACCTGGGCCCGCTGAAATTACAACGCCGGTATGCACATCTTCGTCAGGAAGCACCAAAAAGTCATGTTTTTTAGCTGGATCGGGCTTGACCACAATCATGTCGTGCAATGGTTTAATCATTTCTTTTTCGCCGCAGCGCGTTTGACAGCGTAGGCTATCGCCACGGCCTGTTTAATCGGTTTTGTTTTAGCTTCAGCCTTCACATTGGCGCGAAAAGCTTCTTTGCTTGCGGATTTTTTCAATGGCATTATGAGCTCATCCACGAAGTTAATACGCCGCCAGTAGTATGTGACCGAGCTGTTTTTTGCGGTTTTTGTTCTCGGCGGGCGACAGGAAACGCTAAACTTAAAGCAATTGCGTCGGCTGCGTCGGGGGATGCAAGACCTCTAGCTTTCATAGCAGATTTCTTCTCCAAAAATATGACGCCTGACGAATCGGGGATCATTTTAGGGCCAATTAGATCGGATTTTAGCAACTTATCCGCGGGAATACTAGCCGTTTTCAGCCAATCTTTCATCCACCCCCAAATTTCAGCCCGTTTGTTGCCAAACATTTTCGGGTTTTTAGCTTTGTTGCCAAAGTTAACGCCTCGCACGTTGTATCGTTGCTCTTTTAACCGATCGACCACGCCTGCGCCCAAGCCGCCTTCGTCGATTGCCACAACGGCCGGTTTAAATTCCTCGATCGCGTCGATAATATGCCCCACGACGGTCATTGTGTCATCGCCTCTAAAGCGTCTGATTTCTACTAAATCGCGTCCTTGCCTAATAGCGATCACCGTGGCATCAGTTCCGAACCGTGCGGGGTCTACGCCGATAGTTATAGGCGCGGATAAGTCTTTATATTTGGGTCGTTTGATTGCGTCGTCTACTAAATTAGACGGTATGAATTGATCGTCGCCTTCCGACGGGAAGCTGCCGTACACTTCTACGTTGGCTTGATAAGAGTCCGGCCCATATTCAGCAATAATTTGCTCGTATACCGCTTTGTCGGTGCCTTCTACGGTTCTAGCGTCTACTTGATGGGTCAGCCAAAAGTCGCGCTTAGAATTAAAACATTCGTAAAAGTACCCATTATTGCGGCGGGGGTTGCTAAAAGCTAGCCAAAAACGGTTGGGGGTGTTTTCCGTAAAGAAGCCCGCGCTTACGCCCCAAATCGAGTCATCAATACCCGAGCTTTCATCAAAAATCACCATTACACCGTCCGCGTTGTGTATACCGGCGTATGCGTCTGGGTTTTCAGCCGACCACAGCTTACCTTCCAAACTCCAATACCTGGTGCCTTTCTTTAAATCACGCTCGACTAATTCCGCAATCCACTTAGCGGGCATTACGCGGGTAGCGGAAATCTCCCACCAGTGGCTATTTATTGACATGGACAGCCATTTAGTAATTTCCGCCCACGTAACTGAACGAAGCTGCGATTCGC